TTTTATATTTATTATTTTTGATTGTAAAATTATTCATTATATATTTTTAATTATAATATATTTTAAAAAATAAATTATAACTAAAAATATATGTCTTCAAATTCAAATGAAAAATTAAAATATAAAATAGTTAACTATTTAGAAAATAAATGTAGTAATTGTAAAATATCAAAAAAAACATATGGAATATTTATAAGAGGGTTTCATATTTGTAGTCCAATTAATATTTGTTTAGCTATGTTATATGTTCCAAAACTAATGTGTATTATATTTATAATTATTTTATTGTTCCTTCTATTATTTTTTTATATATTTGATGGATGTATTTTAACAATGTTAGAGAGAAAATTATGTGGAGATAATTTTACATTTATAGATCCTATTCTAGAATATAATAATCTTGAATTAAATAACAAAAATAGATATAATGTAAGTATTAAAGTTGCCTTAGGTTACTTATCTATAATGATTTTAATATTTATTTTTAGGTTTCTAATATAATCTATATTTAATTTATATGGTTGTTAAAAATCTTCCAAAATTAAGAAAAATTTCTTTTAAAAATAAAAAACATAAATACAAAATTAATCAATCAGACAAAAAAAGAAGATTTGCTATAAATGAAGGAATCTTGAAAGAAAAATATAAAACAAAAAAAAATATAAAAGATGCTGCTCAAGCAAAAAAAGCAAGATTTAATATCTTAAGAATTTACCGTCGTTATAAAAATCCAAAAGAGTGCAAAATTTTAACAAAAGATATGAAATATATTGATAAAAAATATGGATTAGGAGAGACAAAAAATATATGCGGAAAATCAAAAAAGAAAAATAAACAAAAAAAGCAATCTGGTGGCAAAAAAACACAAACTAAAAAAGCGGTCGCAATACTTGTGCCCGAAAAAAAAATACCAAATAATAAAGTAAATGGTATAATTCGTTTTACACAAAAAAATGGAAAAGTAAATATTAATTATGATATTAAAAATCTGCCCAAAGGTTATCATGGTTTTCATATTCATAAATTTGGTGATTTAACAAATGGTTGTAAAAGTGCAGGGCCTCATTTTAATACTTATAAAAAAAATATACACGGTGGTCCAAATTCCAAAGTTAAACATAATGGTGATTTGGGTAATATTTTTAATAAAAAAAACAATGTGAAAGGAACAAAAAAAATTTCTTCCAAAGTTTTATCAATTGAACCTTGTGCAAAAAATTCAATAATAGGAAGAAGCATAATTGTTCATAAAGATAAAGATGATTTGGGTAAAGGAAATAATTTAGAATCTTTAATAACTGGCAATGCTGGAGCTAGATTAGCATGTGGAGTAATAGGATTAGCATAATATTATAATTTCATAATTATAATATGTATTATTTATATAATTATAAAATGGAACCAACTGATCAAAAACTTTATAATAAAACTAAGAAATATATATATAAAAAATATCCAAAACATAGTGCTTATAGAAGTGGTTTATTAGTTCAAGAATATAAGAAAAGATTTACTAAAAAATATTGTAAAAATTCAAATGTAAAATGTAAAAAAAATCCTTATAAAGGTAAGAAAAAAAAAAATAAAGGGTTAAGCAGATGGTTTAAGGAAGAATGGGTTAATCAAAGAGGTGACGTTGGATATAAATATAAAAGTGATGTTTATAGACCTAGCAAAATAATTACAAAAAAAACACCAAAAACATTTAATGAATTTAGTAAAAAACAATTAAAAAAGGCTCGTTCAAAAAAATATAGAAAAGGAAGAGTTAATAGATTTTAGAAAAATTATTATTAAAATATCTATATTCTTTAAAATAATTATATTTTTATAATATATATGGATAAAGGTGCTTTAACTGGAATTATTATTGGTGTAGTTATATTTATAGCTATAGTTTCAATGATGGCAGGTTCAGGTCCTAGCGCCGGTGGAAGCAAAAGAAAAATGAAATTCTTAAATCATAAATTAGGATATGTAGGATTAACTGTAGTAATCTTAGCTGCCCTTGGTTTAGGAGGTGTAGTAAATTCAATGATGTAAATTATTTTGTATTATAATAATTTAATATTTAATTATTATAATTGTAATGATTAAAAATAAAAATAAAAATGATAAACAATTTTTATTTAATCCAGAAAATCCAAAAAAGTCATTTGATGTATATATTGATAAAAATCCAAAAGATA